CTTACTCCTGGTCAGGAACCCGAAGCAACTAATGATACTGAATTTAACAAGAACGCTCTGGTAGTCGATACTATCGTACTCGGTCGTAATACAGTTCATACTCTTCATGACATCCAGAATGACTTTGATGTTATGACCAAACTTGCAACTAATCAGATGGGTAAGATCAAAACTATGGAAGACCAGATGGTCGTTCAGCAGTTGCTTGCTACTGGCTTGACTGGTGGTGTGTATGATCCCTATGCCAACTCTATTACTGGTGGCATCTCCCGTGTTACTGGCCAGGGTGTAGCCATTGAAGTAAGTTTGAAAGATGATGACACCCAGGCTCAAGATCCGTATCAGCTTGTATCTGCAATTGAGATTGCTCTGATGGGTCTGGTTACACAGAGAGTACCTATCGCTGGATTGAAAGTTATGGTGCCTATTTCTGAATTCGGTCTGCTGGTTGACTATGGTTTCATTGCTCAGACAGAAGGTGGTTCTAATGAATCTACCGGTACTATGTTTGATGCTAACCTGTCTGGTCGGCTTAAAGGTTGGGGTCTTCCTGTCCAGGGTTCTGTTGAGTTTACACAGATGAAGATTAACCCGCATGATGGTGCTGATCACTCACTGCTTTCCAATGCAAATAATGGAAACCGTTATGATGTTACTGATGATATGAAAGTTGCAAATGCAATTATCTATCAGAGTGATGCCCTGCTGTGTGGTCGTACAATCTCTTTGTCTACTGACATCTTCTTTGATCAGAAGACCAAAGGTTACTTCATTGACTCTTGGTTGTCAGAAGGTGCTACAACTGGACGGTACGATAACTGTGCTGTAGTTGTATCTAACTCTGCCACTGCTGATTCCAATGTAACTACCAAAGCCAAAGGTAAAGCGAAAGCTACTAAATCCTATAGCTAATAGTCTAACATGTTAGACTCGATTAACAAGTAATAAATAGCCCTCTACTTCCATCATGGTTGTTGGAGGGCTTTTTCTTTTAAGGAGATTATATGGAAACAGAATACTTTGATTGGGATGGATGGGATAAGTTAGATGTAGCAGCTTTTCACTTCTATGATTGCGTTATGAAGAAAGACTTCGGACCATTGAAGAAAGGTGAGAAGTATAAAGTTATCTATATCAACTATGAGAAAGGTGATGTTGAAGTCTATGTAGAAGATGATAATATAACTAAGTTTAAAGTAAGGATGGTGCCTGATGTCAGATAAATTAGATGCAATGAATGTTTGCTTAGCTGGTATTGGTATGGCACCTGTATCTGATGAAGATCATTCAGATCTGGATGCAGCTCAAGCTAAGAGAACTATAGAGAGGATATCAAAAGAGATCCAGCAGAGAGGCTGGTTCTTCAATAAAGAGTTTAACTGGAATGTAGTACCAGACTCAAACACAGGTCATATTGTTGCACCTACTAATGCTTTATCATTAATCACCTCTGGTGAGAGTAGGAACATAAGACTTGCTTTAAGAGATGGTAGGTTATACGACATGGTTAATCATACATTTGATTTATCAGACTTAGCTAACTATTCTGTAGGTGGAGTTCTTTGTCTACAATTAGCTTTTATCATGTTGATTGACTTTAATGATCTACCGCCTATCGCACAGACAGCTATTACATATGTAGCAAGAAGACAGTTTGCACAGGACTTAGAGATTGATGAGAAGAGATGGAAGTTCCAGAGGCAAGATGAACAAGATGCTATGAATCTACTTCAAAGAGAAGAATCCAGAAATAGAAAGCATAACTACCTTCGTGACAATGCTACTGCTCAGAACTTTATATTCAGAGCTGGTGGACCTAATTCACTGTCAAGGAGATCCTCAGTATTCCCGAGACGTAACACATATTAAAGGAGGTGACTTATTACTTATGTTACAAGTAATCAAGGTAGACCAATCCAAGGGGTATCACAGCAACCTGCTAAGAATAGGTATCCTGGACAGTGTACCTTGTCAGATAATTTCAGACCAGATATCGTAAGAGGGCTTAGTACAAGACAAGGTACACAGAAGACCGGAACATTTACTGATGCTTCTATGAATCCATTATCTAAGTGGCATCATTATAAACGTAATGATGAAGAATACTTCATTGAAGTTCAGGTTGATGGAACAGTTCAGGCTTGGTCTCCTGATGGTACTAAACACACCATTAATGTAGAGGATAGTGCTGGTACTTACTTAGCTAATTCCAATCCCTCTGCTAACCTTGATCTTATGACTATAGGTGATTACACCTTTATGATCAATCGTGATGTAGAAGTAGAAGAGAGTTCTACTGATACAGAAGCTTTAGAGAATGTAGCTATTGTTTATGTTCAGTTTAAAGACTATTCACAGACAACAACTATAACTATTAATGATGTAGATGTATCTTGGCACAGATCACTTAATGGTGGTGATCCAGCTCATGTAGGATCTGTTAACCCATCTACTGTAGCAGCTAAGCTTGTAGAAGGTATGCAAGGTATTAGTGGATTACAAGCAGATAGTGGAGAGTGGGATGGTACAGACATAACAACTAACTACTCTATTGTCTTAAATGATAACTGTATCTTCATAAAAAGACTGGATGGTGCATCTTTCACCATAAGCGTTGATGACGATTTAGATAATGCAAATGCAGTTGCTCTTTTCAAGACAATTGAAGAAGTGTCATTACTTCCTAATAAAGCACCAGAAGACTTTAAGGTTAAAGTAACTCCACCTGGTGGTGATCGTACTGAAAACGCAAGCTTCTGGCTTAAAGCAACTACCACTGATGGAAGTGCTGGTAACACTCTTACATGGAATGAAACTACAGCTCCTGAAATCTCAGTAGGTAATGACCCTTCTACTATGCCTCATGTTCTGGTAAGAGAGAGTGTAACAGCAGGTGTAGCTACATTTACACTAAGGCAAGGTGAGTGGGAGAACAGAGAGGTTGGAGATGATAGGACTAATCCGTTACCTGCATTCACTGGTTACAAGATTAATTCAACTGGTATCATGCAGAATCGATTATACTTTACTGCTGGTGAATCAGTTACTATGTCGAGGTCTAATGAGTTCTTTAACTTCTTTAGAGATACAGTACAGGCAACATTAGAAACTGACCCTATCAGTGGATATGCTGACTCACCTCATATTAACTATTTGAAAGCTTCTATATGTTTCGATGGTGACTTAGTATTCTTCTCTAACACAGCTCAGTTTATTATGCCAGGTGATGTTGCTTTAACCTCAAATAATACTGTATTGAGAAAGACAACAACATTTGAAACAGATCTATCAGTTAACCCTGTTGCATCGGGAGATAATATCTTCTTTGCGATTAATTATGGTCAGTTCACAGGGATAAGAGAATACTTTACAGATTCAGTTACTGACTCAAAGCGAGCAAGACCAGTAACAGACCATGTTAAGGAGTACATAGTTGGTAGCCCTGATGTAATGGTTGCTTCTACTAATATTAATCTACTGCTTATTAAGGCAGAAGATGATAATATTATTTATACCTATGACTGGCTATGGCAAGGGGCTGAGAAGGCTCAGAGTGCTTGGGGTCGTATAGTATTTCCTGAGAGTGACAAGATTACTTACATGGCTTTTGTTGATGATACATTAAGGTTAGTTATTGAGAGAGATGGTCTGACAGTCGAGTGTGAATCAGTTGACTTAGGAGATGCAGATTCTTCTGGACTGTCCTTTCCAGTTCGTCTGGATCGTTCATCAGTAGTTACTATAACCAAAGATGTAGATGACATTTGGAAATGCACTGATCCATTACCTAACTGTTCAGTAGATGATATCAGACTGGTAAGATCAACTGACTGCTATGAAGAAGAGAAAGGTACTTTAGTTAACTTTGATAGAGTAGGTACAGAACTTTGGTCAGAGGATGATCTAAGTGATCAATCTACTTGTGAGGTGATAGCTGGTACTTACTATGAGTGTAAGTATACATTGACTAATCCTATTGTTAAAGATAGGAACGGACAGGCTATGAATCTTGATAAGTTAATAGTAGGTGCTTACTATGTTAATTATAACACATCAGGAGATATCACTGCGGAAGTAGAGGATATCTATGGTAATGTAAGAGAGTCATCTTACAGTAACAGAACTCTTGGTGGGCCTGAAAATATAATTGGCTTTGCTCCTTTAGTTCAAGGTCAACATAGAATACCTATTCGTAAAAGATCAGAACAATATGATTTGACTATCAAGACAGAAAGTCACTTGCCTTTGGCTATTCGTGACTTCTCTCTAACCGGAAACTTTAACAGAAGAGGACAGCGCATATAATGGCAATAGGAACAACTGCTGCCCTTGTTGCATCTCTGGCTGTATCTGCTGTATCTGCTGGTGCTTCTTATATGCAAGCCGAAGCTCAAAAGGAAGCACAGGAAGATTACAACGAACAGCTAAGAGATGAAGCACTGAGGCAATATACGGAATTAAGTAAGGATGAAGCTGAGGTAATTCAAGAAGGATACAAACAGTCTATGCAAGCACAAAGAGAATATATGCAAGCGAGGTCTGCCGTTGAGTTACAGTCAGCAGCTACAGGTACTTATGGACAATCTATTGATTTAGCCATGGAAGATTTAGCTACAGGTTTGGGTCAAAGGTTTGGAGATATAACAAGTCAACGAGAGAGACAGCTTGATAACATAGATACACAAGCTATTAACATTCAATCAAGTGTGGCTAAACAAACTGATTATACTATAACCCCACCCTCATTCTATCAGGGTGCTATGTCCGGTTTAAGTACCTTTCAATCTACATATGGTACTTTTCAAGGAGCAGCTAAAGCTTCAAGAGAGGGTGCTAAAGCAAAATAGGAGGTTAAATGGCAGAACCGATAACAAGACAAAAGGTAAATAATCCATTTCAGATGGGGCCATCTACTCAAGTACAAATGCCTGGAAGGTTAAAGACAGAGAGTCAAGCGTTACCTCGTTCTGCTTTCCAGGCTGAAAATACAGGAGTGGATATAGTCAATGCTTTGGTGGGTTTCTCTGGTGTAGCAGCGGACCAGTACACTAAGAGTATGAATAAGAAAATAGCTGCTGATAAGATAATCCAGAGTGGAGTAGCTGCTGCTGGTGCAGTTCCCACAAGTGAAGCAACGATAGCTGGAACCAGAGCACATGCAGCGGTTACTCTTAAAAGTGAGATGCTTGGAGTTCAGGCACGTCTTAATGAATTAGCTAAGCAAGGCTTAGATGATGAAGAGTGGGACAAAGCAATTCAAGATGAATATAGAGCTGTTGATAATTACATGCTTGAGAATTATGAGAGCTATGTAAAAGATCAGGATATGCAGAAGCTGGTTCCACTTTCATTTCGTGAAGCTATGCCTCAAGTAGTATCCGCAAGGGAAGCTAATAAGATCAAAAGGAAAGAAGCTTCTTATATTAACAGTGTGACTGATGCACTATTGAACATGGATAAACTGGCTAAAGACAATGGACAGAAACTACCAGTAGATGCAGCAGTAGCTTCTATTGATAGACTGGTAAAAGGTAATCAGCTTACATCTCTTCAAAAGGATGAAGCCATTACAAAAGCTATTCTTACTTCTAAATCTCCATCTTTAATTGAAGCAGCTAAGGTGTGGAAAGGAGATAGAAGAACATCTCTTTATGAAAGGACAGGATCTTTACAGGCTCTGGATGAGAAGCTACAGGGAGAGAGTTTAAGTAATGAAGCTGTATCTCTGGCTGTTGAGTTCAGTACCTATAAGTCACAGATACTTAGTGGAGAATTATCATTAGATACTGGACTTAGTTTGATTGATAGGAGAAATAAAGAACTGGATGGTAAGTTTGCAACAAGAGGTTCAATCACTTCTATCATTAATGATCACGCCAAAGCTGTAGCTGGAAGAGAGAGACAAAGACAGATCAAAGCTGTGCTTGCCGATCAAAGCCAGACTGATGCAACTTCAATAGAACCAAAAGAAAGACAAGCTGGTTATACTTCAATCTACACAGACTTGATTAACCAAGCAAGAGAGCAAGCTAAAGATTTATCAGCAGAAGAGCAAGGAGAATTCTTAAAGAAGAAGACAGCATCTGCTGTTGCTCAAGTCTGCGATATGGCAGTGACAAAGGATGATGTTATTAATCCATTCGTTAAGTCACTCTCTAACCTGGCTACCTCTAATGTAGCAGCAAGACAGAAGGTTGGTGATAAAGGAGAGCTTACTCTTGACTCTACTACTGAACAGGCTGTATCTTTACTGGATGCTATGCCACCTATGGCAAAGTACCAGCATCTTGATTCACTCGGTGGTAAAGAGTCCAAAGTGGTAAGAGCTTTTATGGCATACAGGGATAGAGGTATTCCAGATCCTCAAGCTTTGACAATGGCTCAAGGGTTTCTTAATAATCCTTTCAACCCAGATGCAAGCAGAATAACTAAAGGTGTGGAAGAGGTAAGAGATAATTTAGAGTTCTTGCTTAATCCTAACTTTGAGGATAGCCAGTCAGCCTATCTTGAACAGGAGATTAGAAATCAAGTATCACTTTCTCCTGAACCTGATGATGATTCTAATATTGATCTTGTCACAGAGTATTTCAAGAAAGGATGGACGACTGCCGGGCATCTAAGGCTTAAAGGATCTGTTGGCTATCTGAGTAAAGCTATCGGATTAGATCCTAACTTACCAAAGAAAGGTGCAAAGCTGGAAGATATGATGCGTGGAGTGGTGTGGTCTCAAAGAGAATCCTGGATGCCACAGCTTCAAGCCCTTGGGTTAGATGAAGAAGATGTCTTTCCTATCACTGATCCTAAGAGAGGAACTATCCAGTTAGTTGCAAGAAGTAAAGCTTCTAATGCTAACATCTATCTTGGTAAGCCTATGCCATTAAGTAAGGTTAAGAACATGGCAGCTCAGTATAAAGTAAGACAGGAAAAGATAGCTGATGAAGTATCAGAGTTAGGTA